CAGGGGCGAGTTCTTCGCCGCGCGGCCCGACAATGACAATGCCCCCGCCGCGATCGCGGGGTGGGATGCACCGCTCGCCGGCATGCGCGAGCTCACCACCGAGATGGCGCGGTTTTCGGCGCAGGTATCCGCCTCGATTCCGGTGCTCGGTTCATTGAACGGGGTGTTCGACCGTATCGGCATCGATGGCGCGGAGTTGAAAGACGACCTGGCGCGGTCGTTCACCGACATAATCACGGGCGCGCAGAGCTTTGGCGATGCGATGCGTGGCGTGTTCAACCGGCTGACAACCAAGATCCTCGACAACATGATCAACAACTTGCTCGGCAACCTGCTGGGCGGGATCATTCCCGGGTTTGCCGGCGGCACGAACTTTGCGCCCGGCGGCCTGGCATTGGTCGGCGAGCGCGGCCCCGAACTGGTCAACCTGCCGCGCGGCAGCCAGGTTCACACCGCCGGGGCGACCGCCCAGATGCTGCAGCAGGGCAGCGGGATCAATCTCACGGTGAACGTCACGGGCGCGATGAACGATCGCGCCGCGCGCGAGACCGGGGCGCAAGTCGGCCGCGCGGCGCTGCGCACGATCAATGGTCCCCTGAAGAGGGCGGGCTGATGCACCTGGCTGACTATTTCCCTGAAGGGGTGGAACTGAATGCGGTGGAGAGCCGCCGCTTTTCGACGGACATAAACACCACCGATGGCGGCTATGAAGTCCGCAACAGTCGATGGGCCACTCAGCTGCGCGCGTGGGATGTGAGCATCCCGGTGTCGAAGCGTGACGGCAGCGCCTATATGGCGGTGCTCGCGCTGTTTGAAGCGGCGGAGGGAAGCGCCCACAGTTTCAATTACCGGCCCTGGACCGACGAAACCAGTGCGACGGCAGTCGCGGTGCGGTTCGATTCAGCACTGGAGATCACCGGCATAACCCCTGACCTCGACCACATCGCCAGCGTGCGCCTGGTCGAAGAACGCCAATGAGCGGGATGCCATGAGCCGGACATTGACTGCCGGCATGACCGGCCACCTGGCGGAGAGGGTGCACAGCCGAGCGCGCATGCTGCGAATCGACCTGGCCGATGGCGAAGTGCTGGCGCTGACTGACCACGACCGCACAATCGCCTTCGATCTTGGAGACGGCGAGGTGGACTACTTGCCGCACACCGGCATCTCGGCGTCCGACCTTTCATTGTCCACCGGGTTCGATGCCGACGATGTCGAGGTCTCGGGCCCGGTCACCGAGACGGGTCTGACCACGCTGCCGGCGCTGCTCGGCGGGCGTTTTGATGATGCGGTGGTGCGGGTGTTTCAGGTGGACTGGCGCAGTCCGGCCAATGGCGCGATCAGGCTTCTCTATGGCTTCCTCGCGCTGCCGGAAGTGATCGGCGGGCGGTTCAAGCTGACGATCCATTCCGAGATCACCAAGTTCCAGCGCAATGTTGGAGACGTTTCAAGTCCCTATTGCCGCTACACGTTCGGAGTGGATGACGGGCTGCTGTCATTTTGCCCGGCAGTTCCCGCCACGCTGGCCGCGACCGTGACGGCGGTAACCGACGATCGCGGCTTTACTGTCTCCTATTCAGGCACCTATGCCAACGATCACTGGAACCGGGGGACGGTGCAGTTTCTCACCGGCGATCTTGCCGGAACGCGCCCGGTGGAAATCTTCGATTTCGTCTCCGGCGGCGCGGGCGCCGGCACGATCGAATTGTTCGAAGGGCTGGTTGCCCTTCCGCAAGTCGGCGACACGCTGACCATCGCGCAGGGGTGTGGCCACACCCGGCCGGATTGCGTGGCGATTCTGGGCGACGCAGTCGATTTCGGCGGCGAGCCGGACATGCCCGGCACCGACAAGATGGCCACTTATCCGACGCCAGGCGATTGACGATGAGCGCCGTTCCCCGTCTTGAGCGCGGCTTGCAGTTCGCGGCACGGGCCGAGGAGTGGATCGGGGTGCCGTTTCGCTGGCAGGGTTGCGTGCGAGCGGGTTGCGATTGCAAGGGACTGTGTGCAGGGATCGCCCGCGAGCTGGGCTGGCCCGAGGCGGACAGCGTCGAAGCACTGGCCGGAGACTACGGCAATATCATCGACGTGCGCCGACTGAAGTCGGGGCTCGCACGGCTATTCGACCAGGCTGGCGAGCGACAACCCGGCGATCTGCTCCTGGTGCGCGCGGGCGGCAAGCCGCAGCACCTGGCGATCTGTGCTCCGCGGCCGAACCAGCCCACGCGGGTGATCGAGGCGATGTGTCGGGGGCCGATGACAGTCCGTCCCTATCGCCGCTCCCCTGGCGAAATCGACAGCATCTGGCGGTGGCGTGATGGCTGATCCCATTTCTCTCGGCATCCAGCTCGCGGTGGTTGCCACGAACATGGCGCTGACCGCCTCGCGCAAAATAGAGGGTCCGCGGCTCGACAGCCTGAAGTTCTCCGGCGGCGATCCCGGGGCGCCCTGGCCGGTTATCGTCGGACGCCGCCGCACCTTCGGACTGGCTCTGTGGGCGAATGACCTGCGCGAGATCAAGCAGGAGCGCAAAACCAAGGGCGGCAAGTTCAGCGACTACAGTTATTTCGAGGACGCGGCCTACGGCATCGCCGGACACCGGACCGATTCGGTGCCGCGCATCTGGCTGGACAAGAAACTGGTGTTCGACCTGACCGGGCCGGGTCCGGTCAGCCCGTTCGATTTTGGCGGGGAGAGCGGTCCTGCGGCGATCGGCAGCCCCGCCGGTGTGGGCCTGGGCGGCACGGCGATCAATTCGGTGATGGCGCTCTACTTCGGCACCGAAGACCAGGAGCCGGACCCTTACATGCAGAGCTTCATCGAGGCCGAGCATGGCGAGGGCTGGTGTCCGGCCTATCGCAATCGCACCTATGTGGTGTTCAAGAATTTGCCAGTGCAGCCGTTCGGCAACCGTCCGCCGGTTCCCGAGTTCGAGGTGATCAGCAACGCTGCGGCTGCGGCGGTGTCCGAGGATTTCGATACCACCATCGGCACCAACCTGTTCCGCACCATGCGGTTTTCGCCGGACTTCTCGAGGCTGGCCTGGGCCAATGGCGCCGGGCTGGAGGTTTGGGACGTGGCATCGCGCGCGCCGATGGGCTCGGCGACGATAGGCTTTGCCATCGATCCCGACATGATCGGGGTCTATAACGACGGCCGGGTTCTGGCGGTCAGCGGCGGGACCGATCTTGTCGAGATTACCCCGGACGGGATTGCAACTTCGATCTTCACTTTCGCTGACCAGTTCGGGGTCTACGTGCTGGCCGACGCCAACGGCCATGAGCACTGGGGGACCATACCCTATTCATTCTATGGAACCTGGCACTTCGACGGCACTGAATATTACAACGGTACATGGCGTCCGACGCATTATTTCAGCGATTTCTACGGCGATATCTGGGCAGTTGGCGTGTCGCCGTTCGGCTCTTCCACGATCTATTTCCAGCGCATGGTGCAATGCGGCGAGGGCCCGGAAGACTGGCCCGACCTGTTTTCGGTAAGCGGCCTTTCGGCAGGGGATGCCACCTTTGCCACGCACGTTCATACCAACACTGATGATGTGTTTGTCGTCTGGCAAAACGGCGTGATCTACCGGATCGATCCTGCGACGGGTTCGGTCCTGACAACTGCTTCCGGGCCTGCGCTTTCGCCCTATTCGGTTCGGGCGCAGTGGGCCAACATTCCGCCCGGTTCGGGTTCTGTCTGGCTGGCCGACTTTGAGCACAGCCTGCTGGACGGTTCACAGATCAGGGATATCGATGTGCTCGGGTCGGGCTGGCGCTCGATCTACGACCCGATCAGCCATGCGCTCATCACCGACAAGGGCAACAGTGTTGACGGGACCGAACTGCGCTGGGTTTACATCGACCGGGTAGGATCGGCCGGGCCGGTGCTGGGCGATGTCTGTGCGCTGATTGCTGACCGGGTGGGTGTGACGGCCTACGATTTCAGCGACCTCGATCAGGAGGTGATTGGCTGGTCGCTCACCCAGGGACCGGGCACCAACGCGCTCGAGCCGTTGCTCGATGCTTTCGACAGCGACCTGCGGCCGCACGATTTCCTGTTGCAGGGGATCAAGCGCAATGGGGCTTCAGGCGGAACCCTGACGACGCCATGGTTTGTGCGCGAGAGTGACAGTCCACGGTATGCCGCGAAACTGCGTCAGGCCGCCGAACTGCCGCAAGCCGTGGTCTATAATTTCGCCGATATCGACAAGGATCAGCAGCCGAACAATGTCCGTTCGGCACGTTCGAGTGAGGCGACCGAGGCCAAGGGCGAGACGTCGATCGACCTGACGACTTTCGCCAGCGACGCCGACACCATGCGCCATCTTGCCGACCGGCATTTCCGCCGGCTGTGGAACGAACGGCGCGAGGTGAGCCTGTCGCTGACCGCGCAGCAGCTGGCGCTGGAGCCGGGCGACGTGCGCACGCTCGACCTGGATGGCGCGGTGGCGAATTACCGGCTCACCCGACTGACGATCAGGGCCAATGATGTACTGGCGACCGAATGGAAATACGACCACGGCTCGCTGGCAACGCTCGACGATGCCAGCGGGGCGGCGCTCGACGGGCAGAGCGAAGACCGCATCGTCATCCCCGGCATAGCCAAGGGCTTCGTGCTCGACATTCCGCTGCTGCGCGATGCGGACAACAGCGCAAATCCGCTGATCTATTATGCCGCGGCGCCTTATAACGCGGGCCTGCTGTTTCCGGGCGCCACCGTCTGGCAGAAGGTTGCCGGGGATTACACCGAGCAGCTCGGCGGGGTGGACAGCGCCAGCCCGGCAACATGGGGCTATGCCAACGGCGTTCTGCCGAATGCGGACCCGTGGGTCTGGGACCGGGGCAGCAGCGTCAACGTGACCGTGCAGAACGGCAGCCTGGCGGGCTGCACCGAGGCGGATATCGACGCCAATCCGTTCCGCAATCTGGCCTTGCTAGGCAACGAGATCCTGAATTTCACCACGGCCACGCTGGAGGGTGACGGGACTTATACCCTGTCCGGCTTCAAGCGGGGCCGCCGGGGCACCGAATGGGCGTGCGATGACCACGCGGCCCGCGATGTGTTTCTGGCGCTGGGGACGGCCCAGATCGAAGAAATGGGGCTGTCCGAAGTCGGCACCGACCTTGCCTTCAAGGTCGCCACCAATGGGCGGACGCTCGACAGCGCATTCCCGATCACGATGACGCCGTTCACCGGGGCGACATTGAAGCCTTATGCCCCGGTCCACATTGCCGCCAGCAAATCCGGCAGCGACTGGGTGCTGACGTGGGTGCGCCGATCCCGGCTCGGCGGGGCGTGGACTTCGGGCACGACCGTGCCGCTGTCCGAGGCCTCCGAGGCCTATGAAGTCGACATCATGGCGGGCGAGACGGTGGTGCGCACGATCACCGGGCTGTCATCCCCCAGCGCGACCTATACTGCCGCGATGCAGACCGCCGACTTCGGGGGTGCGCAGGCCGCGATCAAAGTGCGGGTCTATCAGATCAGCGACGCGGTGGGGCGCGGTTTCGGGGCTGACTTCAATAACTTCCCGCAATCCGCCCAGTGGCGCATCGAGGTCCCGGCTGTCTCATCCCCCGGCGTGACGTTTCGCGAAGTCGAGATGCGGGCAGAGATCGGCGGCGAGGATCAATGCATCGGGGGCACGGCCTCCGCCAGCTTCAGCAACGCCGCCGCCGCCGCGACCTTCGATGATGATGTCAACAACAATGGCTGGGCGAATGCCGGGGCGGCGACTGCGGCGGGCTGGCTGCAATACACCTTCCCCGCGCCGGTGGCGGTGGCCGAAGTCTCGATCAGGGTATCGAACGGCGGCAAACCCGCATCGATCGTCGTCTCCTATTACAATGGATCGGCCTGGATCGAGTTCATGAATCATTCGGGCCTCTCCTGGGCGCACAACGAAACCAAGACATTCACCCTCTGACCCGTCCTGACGGCTTCATCAAATCAAGGGATAGCGAAACATGACCACCCCTCGCGGGTCTCCCGAGCTTGTGTCGGCACAGGCTGCGCCTGAGACCACTGTCAACGAGCAGATCAGGCGCACGGAAGGCGGGGCCAACTATTTCACGGTTGCCGACCGGGTGACGGCCCCGCCCGGAACCTGTGCCAGCGGCGCGCAGTACCTGATCATCGCCACAGCGACCGGCGCGTTTGCAGGCAAGGAAAACCAGATCGCGCAGGCGGTCGGCGCCAACGCGGCGTCGGGCTGGCTCTACCGCGTGCCAGGAACACTGGACGAAGGCATGAAAGCCTACGTCCAGGACGAGGATGCAGAATATATCTGGAGCGGCTTGGCGTGGGGGGCTCTGGCGGCAGGTTATTCGCCTGGCGGGACTGACGTTCCGATTGCAGACGGCGGAACGGGTGCCAGCACGGCGGCCGGTGCGCGAAGCAACTTGTCTGTCTATTCCACTACCGAGACAGATGCAGCCATTGCCGGAGCTGTTGCTGGTCTGTCGTGGAAGCAGGCGGTGCGCGCGGCGACCACCGCGGCTGTCACTCTTGCCACAGCTCTGGAGAATGGCGACACGATTGATGGGGTGACCCTGGCAACGGGCGACCGCATCCTGGTCAAGAACCAGGCCAGTCCTGCCGAGAACGGCATCTATGTGGTGGCGGCGTCTGGCGTGCCCGCACGCGCGAGCGATGCCGACAGCGGCGCGGAACTGGTCAATGCCTCGGTCTATGTCAGCGAGGGGACTGTGAATGCCGACACGCAGTGGACCTGCACATCCAATGCCCCGATCACGCCCGGCAGCACAGGCCTGACCTTCGCGCAGCTCGCAACCGGCGGCAGCTATCTTCCGCTGACGGGCGGCACGCTGTCCGGCGATCTCGAAGTTCCTGCCGATGCCTATGGTGCGGGGTGGAACGGTTCGAACGAAGTCCCGACCAAGAACGACGTGTACGACAAGATCGAGGCCGTAGTGGCGGGGGCCGGTTCCTACACCGACGAGAGCGCGCAGGATGCAGTAGGCGCGATGATCGACGGCACGCTGACCTATACCGATGCCACCCCGCTGCTGCGGGTGACGCAGGAAACCAAGGCGGCGGACATTGCCTCGGCTTCCACCGTCAACATCGGCGCGGCGGCGGGCGGATCGATGCACGTCACCGGCACCACGACGATCACCGCATTCGACACCGCGACAGCGGGGCTGGAACGGACGCTGACCTTCGACGGCATCCTGACCCTGACACACAATGCTACCTCTCTGATCCTCCCGGGCCGCGCGAACATCACCACGGCGGCAGGTGACTGCGCTGTGTTTCGCAGCGAGGGTTCGGGCAACTGGCGGTGTATTGCTTACACCAAGGCGAGTGGCCTGGCGAATAAGTTCCGGGGTGCGCTAGTCTATGTTGGATCGAATATTACCGGGCAAAATTTGGCGACGGGGTATTTGGTCGCGTTCAATACCGAGTCCTATGATACCGACAGCATCCACGACACAGTAACTAACAACACCCGGCTGACTGTTCCCGCAGGGGTCAGTTATATTAAGCTCAAAGCCCAAATCCAGGTTGCCAATTTTTCGGCGGGCACCGGGCAATGGGATGGGTGCGAGTTCTACAAAAACGGCTCAGGCCTGACCGCTCCCACACCTTACTTTCTACAGACATCGAATGCGCAGTATGTGATCCAGTTAAATTCGCCGGTCCTGGCTGTCTCCTCTGGTGATTACTTTGAGCTTATGGCGCGGGTTCAGACGGACACTTCTGTTGATGTTCAAGCGAACCTGACGTGGTTTGCGATGGAGATCGTTCAATAACCAGCAAGGGGATGCGCCAAACAGCCCATGCGCCGAGGACCGCAGCGCAAATCGCCAAAGGAAACGGCACGCCTGAGTGCAAGGTCGCCACCAGAATAGGGTAATGCACCGCATATAGCGGAAATGATATTGCGCCGAAGAATTGCAATATCCGTGCGCGTGAGTGGCCAAGGCCACTTATGACAATCAAAGGGCAGAGCGCGAATACGAAGAAAAAATCTGCCCAAGGCCCCGCATCTTTGATCAGAAGGACATAGGCGGGCAATGTCACCAGCCCCAGCAAGGGTGTAAAGCGGGAGGCATCACCAAGTGCGCGCCATAGTATGATGCCCACACAATAGGAGAACAGCACTCGGGGTATCCCCAACCAGAATTGCCCACCCTCCCATCCGACATTGGCGCTACTGGCGAAGGCAATGAGTGTCGCGGCGCTAGTGACCGCAACAACACCGAGGCCCACCACCGGGATGCGGCGTAGGACAAGGGTATGGATGCAGTTGGCGGCTAATTCAAAAAGGATCGACCACGCCGGTGGGTTCTGCGGGAAAATTGGATGATCGGCCACCAGGCGTGGCACAAAAACGAGGCCCAAGGCGAACAGCAGTAACGGTTTATAATCGTCACTAAAGGCAATCAGACCAAGCACGCTGCCGACAGCCATCGTCGGCCATAAGCGGCGCAAACGCGCGACGGTGAATGCCTGTCCAGACATTCCGTTGGCCATTTTGCTTTCATAACTGCGTGCCATGACAAACCCGCTCAGCATGAAAAATAAATCGACTGCGAGATAGGATTTAGAGAATAGCCCGACAGAACGGCTGAGGTGTTCGGTGTGTTCGAATACGACCATCAGCGCAGCGATCCCGCGCAGGGCGTCAAGTCCGGGAAGGCGCTTCATTGCCGCAGCCAACCCTGAAAAATCGAACGATGCAAGCAGATTAACCAAGGCGCCGCCGCTGCGGCGAGCGCCTGCGAACACTCACGCCAACAGGGGTACAGGAATGGGCGGCTTTACGATTGCGGATATGACTGACGTTATCCAGGCCGGGGTGGCCGTCGCGGTGGCGCTGGGGGGCGGGGTTGCGTTCCTGTGGGGGCGCTTCGCGGTGTTCCGCCGAGAAACCCGAGCCGAGCTGACCAAGTGCGAGGACCGCGCTGTCGCGCATGCCGCGCAGAGCCGCGAGCGGCGGGGCACGCTTTACACCATTATCGAATTCATGGGCGTGGCGTTGCACCGCCACGATCCAGACGCGCCAGAAATTGAACAGAGCCGCCGCATGATCGGCGAGCTGCGCGAGCGTGACAGGTTCGAAGCCGAACAGGAGCGAAAACCATGAGCATGAATCCCAAGCCGGTCTATGACGCGGTGCGCGCGGTGTGCGGCAAGTTCGATCATGCCGAAGTTGTGTCGCTGTCCGGGGCGATCACTTCGGCGCTGGCCACCGGCAACGACAAGCCCGTGTTCGACTGGGCCCGCGTCCACGATGACGACACCGACGGGTTGAGCCAGCTGGAAGTCGACCTGGTCAACCGCGGCCTGGCCGCTGCCCGCGCCGGCGATGCGCCCGAGCTGCCCAGTTCCCTCAGCCCACCGCCCGAGCATCCGCGCCCGCGCGCGATCGGTCCCAAGGGGCTTGCCATCATCAAGCGCAACGAGGGGCTGGAGCTTGTGGCCTACAAGTGCCCGGCCGGGGTCTGGACGATCGGCTATGGCCACACCGGCCCGGACGTGAAGCCCGGCATGGTGATCACCGAGGCCGAGGCCGACCGGTTGCTGGCGGCGGATCTCGACCGGTTCGAGCTTGCGGTGAAGCAGCTGGCGCCCGGCGCGCCGCAGGAACAGTTCGACGCGATGGTGAGCCTCGCGTTCAATATCGGCGTGGCCAAGTTCCGGGGCAGCAGCGTCTACCGCTTCCACCGCGACGGGCAGTGGCAGGCCGCCGCGGCATCATTCCTGCTGTGGAACAAGGCCCGGGTGGGCGGCGTGCTGAGGGAACTGGGCGGCCTGACCCGCCGCCGCGCCGAGGAGGCCGCGCTGTATCGCTCGGGGGCGGGCAAGTGAGCTGGCTCGGCAGTTTCTTCCACTGGCTGGGCGCACCGTTCCGAATGATCGGCCGGGCGGCGATGGTTCTGGTCAACCTTGATCGCCGGCAGATGCGATCGGTCTTCTCGCTAGGCATGCTCGGCGGGATCATTGCGCTGTCGATGCAGAACGTGGCGCTGCTTTACGGCGCATACGCGGCACCGCAGCCGATCGCGCGCGAATCGCTGGTGGGCGTCATGGCGCTGAGCCAGCAGTTCTGGAACAACGCGATCATGGCCGGCTTCGCTGCGATCCTCGGCTTGGTGGTCTGGGGCGCGGACTACTTGAAGGCGAAATACAAGGACGCCGAACTGGAAACGGGCAGCCGGGAGGCGGGGGAATGACCGTCGCCGATTATGTGCTCGCGGTTGTGGGCGGTCTGCTGACACTTGCCGCCGCGGGTCTGGCCTTCATGGTCGCGATGTCCGGCGGCTTCGTGCCCACACCTGACGAGGAAACGAAGCGCACGTCACGGCAGGGCTGTGGGTGGTTCGTTGCGCTGGTCGTTCTGTTCGCCTGGTTGGCGGGCGTGGTGTGGCATGGAAGCTGGGGGTGGGCGGCGTGAGCACAATTCCGCCAGTCAATCAGCGTGGCAATGCCAAGGCGGTGCTGGTCGCTGCGATCGATGATGTCGAAGGTCCAGTTCCTGCCGGGCACTTTGAGTACTTCCAGGCGCAAGGGATGCCGGGCGAGGCCGGGGTCCTGTTTGGCTGCCCGTGCGGCTGTGGCGAGTTGAAGTCAGTAGGTTTCGATACGCACGAAAGCCGACGCCCCCGGTGGCATTGGGATGGAAACCGGGAAGTGCCCACACTGACGCCAAGCATTAACATTCTGCAATTCAATGAAGCTGGACAACAGATCGGCGAGCATTGGCACGGCTTTCTGACTTCCGGGGAGTTTCGATCATGCTGACGCGACCGAGCAATGCAGATGACTGACTTCGACGTTCGCAAGGACTCGCCCGCTGTGCGGCGGGCAACGGCGGCTTTCGTTGCGAGCCTGCTTGAAGACCTCTTGCCGCCCATGCGCCTTGCTGCTCGGGGATGCGGCTACGCGCTGACGATACACGGCAGCCAGGCGCGTGACATTGACCTGGTGGCAATCCCCTGGATCGAAAGAGCGGACGATCCTGAATTGCTGGTCGCGCGGCTGTGCGGCGTGATTGCCGGCGTGACCGGGCGAGCCCTCCCGATGAAGGAGTGGGCAGACAAGCCACACGGCCGCCGCGCGGTGACCATCATCCACGGTGCTCACGATGCCGAAATCGATTTGAGCATCATCCCGCGCAGCCCAACACGAGGGGACGACTGATAATGAGCCTGCTAATCGCCATCCTAGCCCGCTGGGGCCTGCCTGAGCCGCTACAGCGCGTTGTGGCGTGGGCAATCACCCTGACAGCGGTTTTCGCGCTGCTGTGGGGGGCGAAGACGATTTACGATCACGCCGTGATCGACCGCTACCAAAACAAGGTCGATGCCCAGGCTGCGAAGGGCCGGGAAATCGCCGCCGAGGAGCGCACGGCCGACGCCGCGAAGGACACTGCCAACGAGAAGGAGCTGCACCATGCCATCGACACTGCGCCAAAGGGTGGCGAGATCAGCCCTGCTGCCCGTGCTCTTGCTTGCGAGCGGTTGCGCAAACTCGGGCGGATTCCCCCCGCTTGCCGACCTGAAAGCAGCAACGGAAGCGAAGCCCATCCCCAGCGATGAGATCGCCACCGATCCGGTGGCCGAGGCGCATTACAACGCGGCCGTGGAAAGCTGGGGCGACCGGCTGCACTCGGCCGGCGCGCGGCTGTGCCGGTTCCACGCGCGCATGGGGATGAAAGGGCTGACCTGCCCGGAACCGTGATCTGATCCAGACTTCCTCCGCGAAAAGCGGGGGGCCGGGCGCGTCAACGCCCAGCCCGACGGGTGGACCCCCGTCATGACCTGACCGGCCGTCCAGGCCACCACCGCACCCGTACCGGGCGGAGGGCTTATGAAAGGGCATGACCGTTGGTGTCCACACCTCTCTTCCCCGAAATCGTCGACGCGGTGCATCCCGCCGCAGGCTATATCGGCGGCAAGCGCAAGCTCGCCCGGCGCATCTGCCGCGCGATCGATCGCGTGCCGCACCATACCTATGCCGAGGTGTTCATGGGCATGGGCGGCGTGTTCCTGCGCCGCAGCCGGGTGCCCCGCGCCGAAGTGATCAACGACTGGTCGGAAGACGTCGCCACCTTTTTCCGCATACTTCAGCGCCACTATGTCGCATTTCTCGACATGCTGCGCTTCCAGCTGGCCACCAGAGCCGGCTTTGAGCGCCTGCTGCGGGTCGATCCTTCGACCCAGACAGACCTCGAGCGCGCCGCGCGCTTCCTCTATCTCCAGCGCCTGGCCTATGGCGGAAAGGTGGCAGGGCGCAGCTTCGGGGTCGATCCGCGCGGATCCTCGGGCTTCGATGTATCGCGGCTTGCCCCATTGCTAGAATCGATCCACGAAAGACTGACGGGCGTCACGATCGAGCGGCTGCCTTGGTCAGACCTGATCAGCCGCTATGACACGCCGGAGACGCTGTTCTATCTCGATCCCCCTTATTTCGGCTCCGAGGGCGATTATGGCAAAGACCTGTTCGACCGCGGCCAGTTCGAGCCGATGGCGACGCAGCTGCGCGCGATCGAAGGAAACTTCCTGCTAAGCTTGAACGATCACCCCGAAGTGCGCCGGATATTTGCTGGCTTTGCGATGGTGGAACTGGAAGTGACCTACGGCATTGCCGGCGGCGTGACCGAGGCGCGCGAGGTGGTGATTTCAGGCTTGGCGCAGGAGCAACTCGAGCGGTTGTTTGCGGGGGACTAGCTGACGTCAGCCGTAGGCCGCGACCATTTCCCACATCGGCTTGAACTGCTCCCAGGCGGGCCAACTTGGCGAGTTGGCTTCTATTGCCCGCTCGAGGAATCGATGGGCCAGGGCGAGATCGGCAGGTGTTGCATTGCCAAATTCGGCGCGCCGCAGGATCGCTGCGGCCTGCGCTGCCAGCTGGGCTGGGGTCATGACGTGGGCCGATGGCATGGCCGGGGTTATTTGCAGAAACTACAAAGAAGTCACCAGCAGAAAATCACCGAATAGCGGCGCACCGCCTGGCGCTGGGCAAGCATCGCGCAGGACAGATCGCGCCCACCCGAAGAACAGCGCGCGAGGATCCGGCCATAGGCATCGCGTCCGCTGGCCGTGCAAGTCACCGGCCCCGCCTTGAGCAGCCGCGCCATCGTCGCGCGAGCCGCACGGCCGTCTCCCGGAGTGCAGATCCTGCCCGCCCGACAATGCCCCGGCATCTCCGGCGCATCGATGCCGATCAGACGTACCAGCCCGAAGCCCCGGCATCGAAGCGTGTTGCCATCGACGGCAACTGGCGAGGCGCACATAAAGGCGGCGGCGGCAATGATCGATCCTGCGGGCATGAAAATCTCCTTATCACAGGTTTGCCAAACGTTGCGGGACGCCGCAGGAATGCGTGGGTAGCGAAACGCCGGTTAGCCAAGCTACTGTATTGAAATAGAACACTTGTCCTATTCCAGCCCTGTCCACCACCAGCTGCCCGACGAAGAGCAGACTGAGCCAGCGCCATACACAACAGCCGTGGACCAGCGTACCCGCGCCGTCAGGCCCGGCACTGGTTAGTAGCCGGAGCGCCGACAGTGCGGAGACGGCCGGAGCGCAGGGCAGGCCAATCCAGCCCTGTCAACCACCAGCTTCCCCAAAGGGCGAATTGCGCTGGCAGCCCGTCCCACCGCTTCACTTTCGTCGGACGTTCAATGCCAAACTGGAACGAACCTTTCGGCAGCCATTACTGCAAGCGTGAATGGGGCACGAAATAGCGGGTTTCTGCGGAAAAACCCCTGTGCGCCGATTGCTGTCTGCAGGGGCGGGGTCAATAGTCCGGTGATCTGACGCAATGCCGCGTACAGGAATTGGGGCTTGGGCAGCGCATGAAGCCAGGGAGGCCTGTTCGGAAATCGGTTCAGCGGTGGCGGGGCCTGGCCGTGCCCGTCATGATAACTGTGCTCGCGGCGCAATCGATCCCTGCCTTGGCTGCTCCCGAAAGCCTCACCGTCACAGCTGATGCCCAATTGCGCTTCGGCGCCTTCATTGTCGTATCCCAGGGCTCTCGGCGCGTAAGTGCAAGCGGGACGGTCACCAACGATTCGATCTACCCGGTTGGAAATTCACCGGTCGGGCCGGCGCAATTCACGGTGACCTATGATCGGGGTAACGCCAACCAGAAGCCGCTCAACATCGTGTTCGACGTGAGCCTGGCCGGTGTCTCGCCCGTCAACCAGGCCGGGGTGAGGGGCACGCTTTCCGCTTTCGACAGCGAT